TTTACGCTTGATTTGTGAGATGGTGATATTGTCCTCTTCAATGTCATAGGACTCATTATCAATAAATAACTTATTCATGATTCTTTTTATCCAGTTCATCTTCCTTCGTAATACTTAATCAGTTTATCAAATGCTTCAATCCTAGCATTGTGACCCTTCTCGTCATCGGGAGTCCACCAAAATGCCTTACCATACCTGTCTTTAGGTGCACCTAAGAACTCTCTATTGAACTCTGGAAACATAGCAACTACATCACGTTCATCGTAGATGTTGATTCCTCTTTCTGTGCCAGCCATAGCATGTTCAATGCAGAAACACATTCCCCAGTATTCTGAATGGTCTTCAAACAGCTTCTTAGCTTTTAGTAAGATAGTGTGCTTATTGATTCTTTCTGTGTACCAATGGATGAGTTTATCGAAGGCTATAAGCCTGTGTTTCTTCTCATCTACGGGCCACCAAAAGACCAGCCTAGCTACTTCTTCTTGTTTGACATTACCTCCTAGAAACTCTGGGTTAAACTCCGGAATTAATGCCACTAATTCATTATAAGAGGGAGGTATTCCTTCTTTAAACACTCCGTTGAATGCTTGCTTCATATAGTGGCACATACCACCATTCTTATCACTACCTGGCTTTGTATCTTTATCGTACAAGTCTTTAGCAGTCTTTAATCTTTTAATAATTTCTAAGTTAGTCATCTCTTTCCTTATTAAGTTAGTAGTCCCAGGCAGAGTCGAACTGCCATTTCAGGTTCCGTAGACCAGCGTTCTATCCATTGAACTATGGGACCATACAGGAAGCAATTCCGATTTAACGGCCGCCCTTGCCAGTATCACGTACTGGGCTTTTCACGTGGACGGTCTGTCAGCATAACTCACAGTATTACTTACATGCTTCCTTTAAAGTTTAGCCTCTTCCAGCGCAAGAGCACTTATAGTCACTCTTCGCCATAGTACATCAAGTATAGCACCTGCTGACGCAAACCATATCTACGTGTAACCACGTTAGCTTCCGCTCTCCTGGAAAGCGCAGCATTGATACTCCTCTTGAGTTTATCGGCATCAAATAGCAAACCAGTCACTCCTACTAATCCATTAGGCTCATCAGCGCAGATGTAATCTACTGCTTCAAAGAGCTGGGCTTTAGTTTCAGAGCTGTTCACCTTCTGCCATTTCTTTATTTCTTTCTCAAAGTCCATAATCAATTAAGTGCTTCAAGTTCTTTAGCTAATTCTTCCAGAGATTTGCCTTCGAGTTCAGCGTCTTGTTTCTTAGCCATAAGGTCAAGAATCTTCTGACGCTTAGCTTTCTTCTCACTTTCAAGTAGACGGTCTTCCTGTTCTTGCAACTTAACATCAATAATGTGTTTTGCAATATTGAATTTCAGTTCAAGTTCGGTAGTGTCCTTAGTCCGGGTTTTGATGAAGCTTTCAGTTTTAGACTCTTGCAATTTCTTGTTAAGAGCAATTGCAATATTGTCAAGTTGAATTAAGGGTAAATCCCACAAGTCTTCAACAGAAAGAACTCCACGTTGCGTGTTAAAACGCAATTTCATTCTAGATGCTTTCTCAAACATAATTATAGCATTAAATTGTTAATACGTTTATATTCTTCAAACACTTTGTCCTCTGATTCTTCTCCCCACATACTGTGAATGAGAATACCATAAGCACAAGGCTGGTACACAATAGGGTCTACTGCCTTCTTAGTGATTGTAACCTCTGGATTGTTTAATTGACTAGGAGGGCAAGCTACAAATAGCTCATTTCTACCTATCTTAACAGCATCAAAGGAAACTATGTTAGGGTAGCTAAAAGCCTTTACATCAGCAGGAAGGCCGGGATTCTTGTTAATTATACTAGACAGCCTGAGTGTGCCTTCTATATCAGGGCCAATAACTATGTGATTGTGTGATTCTATGTATTTCTTCAGATTGTTCAACATAGTTTCACTGTCACTGTATCCGTAGTTAATACCTGTAACATAATAATACGCCCCATTAGCATACTCCAACCCTAAATCAGAGAACATTGGTCCTTCACCATTAAGTTTACGCTTAACTTCTAAGATTTCTCTAATATTACGGTCAGGAATCACTCCAGTGTACTGTTTTAGTAGACCTTTGACAAGTTTATACTTCTTACAAACATCATCAAATTGTTTAGAACCAACTAGAAGAGTATTCTCTCCGAATACCTCTCTTGCACGCTTTACGAAACTAAACAAGTTCTTAGCGCGCATGGCATCCAGAGCTATCTGATTATATTCCGATATTTTAGCTTGCAATAACCTAGCATTCTTTGAGCTGCCCAGTCCAGCATCAACCAACGTGTTGTATTCTCTTACTAATGTATCTCTATTAGGAATATCAACTGATGTCTTGGAAACAGAACGTAGATATTCCTCCATACATAAAGCAAGAGCCATAGCTATGTTGGACTGAATAGTCATCACCGGCACGTCAACCACTTCTGGAGTTATAACTTCAGAATCATTGCGTTTTAGAAATCTAAACATCAGAAATTGACTTTTAAAGTTCTACTAAATGTTCCGTCCACTTTAACAATAACGGAATTACGCATAGTAGATGAGAATCCTAACCCACTCAATTGATGTTCTTGGTAAGGAGTCTTCATCTTATCAGCTAGAACCTCAAATACCTTACGGTGAGGAGTTAGCTCACTGTTAAGATATTCGTTAAAGAATCCACGAACAGGCTCCGGATTCTTGCAATCATCCAACATAAAGAAGTAATGTTTATTGCCAATACCCTGCTCATCCCAATAATTGGGAGACAGCATCATCACGTTCACCTTATGGAACTTGTTAGTATCAATATTCCATAGGCTTACTGACGAATTGCTAGTACTGGGTATTAGCTCTCTTATTTGGATGTCTTTAGATTTACTGTAAGTAATCTCGGCAACCATGACATTCTCTTTATGTTTAACGGGTTTGTCATAGACAAATTGTCGAACTTCTCCGTTATATTCTATTTCCAATGTAAAGCCTGTGTCAACAGATTCTCTACAACAGAAGTTATTAACATATACGGTGTAATTACCTTCAAGCATCTTACGTTCGTCAACCCATATAATGTTCTCAACGGGTTTGCGAGTTTTGCCATATCCAGCATTTTCATCCACGTCTAGTTTACCGCCACTTTTACCAGTTCTGTTAGAATAGTAGATTTCGTTGTATGAAGGTTCAACGACATGCAAATCCAAGTCATCATAGTTAGACCACGCTAATGAACATCTTAAGAAGCCTTCAGTCTGACCACCAGCAGCTCTTACTTTCTCTTTGATAGAATCAGCTACTCCTCCATTATATGTCCAAGCAAAGTTGTTTGGCCATTTAAATAGGTTCTTGGCATCCTTATTAACAGGAGCTGTAAGAGTTACTAAGTTATTAGATAGCCTACTCTCCATTAACACTTCTATGTTAGTGGCAGTAGGTATCACATTAGCAATGAAATCATCAATGCTAATTTCAGTTAACTTGTCAAACTTCTTAGGATTAACTTTAGTGTCTGCGGCCAGTTCTTCGAATATATTTCCAGCCATTACCTTCTTGGCATCACGATTAGCAAATATAACATTGTTGACTGTTATATCCTCTAAGGCAGCATGTCTACGAGGTAGAGAATCCATAAGACCTAGTTCCTGCACTTTCTTCTGTGCTTCCTCAATCATTCTTTTAGTAACAATTGACTTAGGTCTTTGATAGTTCTCTGGAGCCATGATACGTTCGTATGCAGTCACACAATCGTCCAGTTCAAGTCCTGATGATATATTTACCAACAATGTACCAATTGCCGTATTACGAATGCGTGCACATCCTACACGATTGAAGTTTGCCCAACACCAGTTGTCTTTCTCTTCATCAGGTAATGAATCATAGTGTCTTTTATGACCCAGGAATACACTTAAGTCATTTTTAAACTGTTCTCCTCTATATAAAGCATTCTGACCTATTAAGTCCAGAACTGTTTCTATAGAATCGATAGTTAATTCCTCCAGTGCACGTTTGAACACTTCCTTAGTTGTGCGTAAAGTCCCCATTACAGCAGATACGGATTCAGTTCCTGTATACACCAATTGATTTGGCATATGATAGTAAAGATGATTCCAGGTAATTACTTTAGGACCTTGCAAACTGTCAATATAGACATTGTTTCTATCAATTCCTAGTTCATAATCACGAGTGATAAAAACATCTACAACTGGTTTTGATTTCACTAATGCATCGAGATTTCTAGCTACAGTAGCATAAGGTTCATCCAACTGTAGGTTCTCCCACATGGTTACTACTTTATTGTCTTTAATGGCGACAACTCTACCATAATGTCTGATATAATGTTTACAATTGTTGCAATTATGAGACTGTCTCTCTTCCTCCGGAAAGGAATTAAGGTAACAATCCCATAATGCGTCCTTGTCTACATTAGTCAGAAAGAGCATGTCTGCACCAGCAGCTAGTTGATTAAACTGCGCATGGACTGCTCTTTTAAACTTGACAAATTCCATAATCTTATAAAGGTTTAATATTGTCGAATATATTGTCTTCGGCTTCTACTCCCCATTTAGAGTGAATCATTACCCCTATTGGAGTTACTTGAAATACAAATGGGTCATTATTGATAGGAATAATCTTCCTTTCCGGAACTGTAAACTGCATCGTTTCATTCATTTCTTCAATAGGAGCGGCAATGAATAAGTCAGCACTGCTACATTCTTTTGAATCAGCAATGTTCACATCATGTGCCTTGGCTTTATTAAGGATATGAAAGAATGGATATGCATTCATTCTAGCCTTATTTCTACTCAAATACATAAGTCCAATATGGGAAGGTTCCTGCCTAATGAAGTACCTTCCAACCGGATAGGACATTCTATCAATAGGCATAGGGTGAGTAGCAACTTGCATACCAGTAACATACCGTAAAGGTGAACCGTTTCCGCTATAGTTAACATACTCATTTGCTTCAAGTGCTTGAGCAGTGGCCATTACCTTAGAGATTTCATCAATGTTCTCATCAGGTACAGAACCTTTATAAGCTGATAGTCTTCCAACAACTAATCCATACTTAACATTCAGATTAATGAAATCCTCCTCCTTAAGTATCAATGAGCCAGGGAAATGTCTTTGCAAAAAGCTATAACATTTTAAGACTTTAAGGTCCTCTTCCGAAGTGATAGCATCACCTACTTCTTTAGAATTAGTAAATCCTAAAGCTTTCAGTTTGACAGCCTTATCAACTAGTTGATGATTCGGATTCAGACCCTTAATAGTCTTCATGTACTCTACAGCCATTAGAGTATAAGCTAATTGCACTTCTTGGGCTGTGAATCTCTTTGTGCCTACAGACGTATCTGTAGAAGGACTAAAATTGTTCATAATTACTTTTGTTTAACTGAACCTAGTCTGGTAGTAGCTCTCTTAAATGAATCAGATTGCTTATCCCACCAAGCCTGTCGGTCTTTAAGACGTTGTACTTTCTTCTTGTATTTCATAGGTTTATCCTATTTCGTTACTAGCATTATGAGCAAGCTTGTCGGCTTCCTTATTATGTTCATCACTTGCGTGACCTTTACACCACTCAACAGACACTACTTTATGCCTGTTCACAGCCTTATCAAGACGTTCCCACAAATCAGTATTGGCTTTCCTCTTCCACCCTTTAGTAAGAGTTCCTACAATATACATAGAATCTGTTACTATTGTAATTTCAGAAGGTTCCTTTATGGATTCCAGGGCAACTATGGCAGCCATTTGCTCCATTCGCTGATTGGTGCTGTTCTTATACATCTTACTGTATTGGAATATCTTCTTGTCATCCTCTAAAATGACAAAGCCTATTCCCCCTTGATTTCTCGCAGGAGAATAGGCACCATCACAATATACCCTATACGAGTGTTTAACAGTATTCCCATTTAAAGCCATAACATGTTTTAGCTTTTCCTTTACAGCAATCAGATATGTGTCTATGAGACTTAATACCTAAAGCTCTAGCTGCTTCTCTGATTCCATTCCAGACATTAATAATTTCACCATCTAAAGACACCTGTTTAACTCTAATCTTCTTGGCTTCATTCATCTTCTCTGGGATACGACTGTAATGATTGTTATAGCACCTGGAACACCACTCCAGATTGGAAACTCTATTGTCGCTTAATTTCGTTTATATGATTTATATCTGTAAATCCGTCGGGGTTTGGTATAAATGCTTCGGCAACTAATCTATGAACATTCCTGTTTCTACGAGTTTTGTTCTTAGTTAGCATAACTTTCACGTAACCATTACCACTTCTGGTAGGAGCTAGTATTTTACCTTTGACCAGGCGTGTTTTACCTCCTCTACAACCAACAATTTTATCGTAGCTTCTCACATTACCTAACGTAGAAACTTGATAGAGTCCTTCATATCCAGTAATATCCTTCCACTCTTCAGACTTACTAGACATGAATAAAATTATGCGTCGGCATTAGGATTCTCAACAAAATCCTCATC